CAATGTCAAGTTACCAGCAGCGGCAGGCGTTTGAGCGGCTGCGATGTTGGCGTTGTTCAGAGTCTGAGGAACCACATCCCACACATATTCACGACCCAATGGGCCAACACCAACTTCCATCGGTGAAGGATCGCCCAAACCGGAATTTCCGGAGGCGTAAATAGTAATCGAGCCAGTAGCTGATGAGGATTGGCTCAGGGTATAAGTACCCGTGCCGCCTGCACCAGACACAAAGGCCGTGATGTAAGAGTTGGCGGTGATACCGGTACCGTTGACGTATTGTCCCAGAACCAAAGAATCACCAGAATTCATCGCAGTAACGGTCATGGTGGTGCCGGTAACGGAACCAGTAATGACGGCTTCAGCGTTCGTGTTGTTTGTACCGATGTAGCCTTGGGCCGTGCCCAAGAACAGATCATCACTAAATTGAGGCATCTTTTTCTCCCTGTGGCTTGAACCACTCAGGTTTTAAAAAGGGGGGAGGATTTCTCCAACCCCCCACTTAATTACACACCAGGAGTGCCAAACAAGGCACGGGGGTCGGTGAACCCAGGGATGTAACGCTCTGTGGCTTTGTAGCGCATAGAGTCAGTTTCGAAGTCACCTTCCATGGTTTTCTCCAAACCACGGCGCATCATCAGCTTCATGCCTTCAGGTGCGTCGGTTTGGATCCACCAGTTGGTGGCCGAGGTCAAACGGCTGATAACAGCAGCGCCTTCAGGCATCAAACCGATGGATTTCACGGGGTTGATGTCGTTGTTAGCGGTGCCGGTACGCAACACAGATTTCAAAATCACTTCAGCTTGGAATACGTTGCCAGGAGCGACGACGAGTTTCAAAGGTTGCAAGCGAATTTTCTTCTGGTTGTTGTCCACAGCTTGGCGAATTTGGATGAGCATTTGCTCAACCGAAGTTTGCGACAAAGCAGCGGGAGTAGCCAGGATGTTGCTGAAGGTACCGTTCACGATGGGGTGAGAAGCGCTGTTCAAAGCCACACCATCACCGCCAGCGTAGCTGGAGTTGAAAGCGTAGTTCAGAACGTTAGCGCACAACAGTTCCTTAGTTTCAACCAAAGATTGCGCCAAGTGCTTGGCGTAAATTTGGCCCAAACGAACGTGATCGCCGTCTTCCACCAAAACTTTGGTCAAGGCAAAAGCCAAGCCATAGACTTGATAGACGTAACGCTTCAGGAACAGCACGCCGCCTTGTTGATAGGAAACGGGAGTTCCGTCAGGCAACTGAGGAGCTGCACCGAAACCGTACAGGACGGGTTCTTCGTGGTAGTTACGTGGGATACCCATTTCCTCGCGGAAAACCTGTTCCCATTCATCGGCGCGTTGGTCATACACACCGTCAAAGGACTCATTAAGAATTGGTTCAACAATACTTCTAAAGTCCGTACTGCGCATTGGGGCTGCCATGATGCTATCCTTTCTTTATTATGCAATTGCGGTGAAGGCACCGAAGAATTGCGTGTTAGTCAACACAACGCGAACGATAGTGTAAGCGTCGCCCCAGTTGTTATCAACGCCTTGGCCGATGTCAACCACGCGCATTTGGCCTTGACCACTGTTACCAACAGCGGTGCCAGAACCCAAAGTAGCTTGAGACAAGCCAGTGGTGGTGGAACCAGCGGTGATGTTAGTGAACAAGTACTCATTACCGATAGTGGTTTGAGCCATGGAGCCGTCAGCTTGAATTTCATAAACGATGTTGATATCGTTGTAGAAATAAGCAACGCAGCTGCCGGTTTGATAGGCGGTGCTTGCGGGCCAGTAGTTAGACACGCGGCGACGGCCGGTAGTGTCAGTCCACTCAACGCCAGCAAAAGCGCCGGTCACGGTGCCAGTAGCGAGGGCGGGTTGGATGGTACCAAGGGTACCGCCGTTAGCGGTCGTGCCATAAACGATGGGTTGACCTTTGAGGATATTGCTAGAATATCCGGAGACAATGCCGTTAGCCAGAGCCTGAGCACGATCCAAACCAGAAGGATGGAACGCAGGGCGCAGACCAAACGGAGCAAGAGTTGCGCTCATTTTGGTTTCCTTAAAAAAGTTGAGGTTTGTTTGCTTGTGCTTTATTCAAAGCGTACAAATCACATACCGTGATTTTTTAAAGACACTCTTTAGCCCTGTGTCAAGTTGGATTTTTTCGCCGCGCCTATTACGGCGCAGCTTATGTAGGAAATTATAGCCTTAAAAAGTCGGCGCGGGGGCAGGCGTGTCTAGCTGGCCATCGCCTTCGCGCTGAACCAGAGGACGACCCTTACTATCGCGCAACGTGCCCACCAGCTGATCCTGTTGAATCATCAGCTTTTCAGCTTCTTCTTTAGGAGCGTTATGGTGGAAATGCGTCATGATCGCTTGATACATGTCTTCAGGCAACTTGTAAAGCACCATTTCGTTTACTGAAATGTGGCCTACGTTCTCGCCTGACTTAACTTTTAAGTGATCAAAGCCAACGACCTCATCAGCCAACACTGGAGTGTAGCCCAAACGCAAGCGTTTGTGGATAGGATCATATTGGCTAGTGGTGGAAAGCCAGCAAGTGTGGAAGCCAGGCACGTGAGGTGCTTCAGGCAACGCTTCTTGAATGAACTTTTCCATCATAGAACGAACCATATCAGGCGAGGTGGAAGCCAAACCATTAGAGTTACGTTCTGTGTCTTCTTTAACACGGCTTTCACGACCAGCGTTGGTCTTAATTAAACGATCATCAGACATTTTTAGCTCCTAGCTTTGTTTTCTTTATCATAATTCATGTAGTACTGCACCATTTTAGCCTTGCGCTTGGGGTCAAACCACGCTCCAGACTCTTTCATGGCCGCTACACGGTCAGCATCTAGCTTGTACACACCAGCTTTTTCAGTTGAACTGGTTTCCCGCCCAGAGCCGGTCACTGCTGAACGACGTTTAGGGGGTGCTTGCATTTCCCCTGCTGGGGTTGGTTCAAAACGATTGGGCATACGGTCACTCAAACGGTCATCTAACTCTTCCCAGTACTCTTCAGTCGCTGGGTCCCAACCTTCGCTAGTCAACTCCAAGTCAATCGCGTGTGCGATTTTACTATCAGTGTTGCTTAAATCAGGCTTATACCATGTATGCTTCTGCATCCAAGCCGCAGCGTTCTTTTGGATACGTGCGTCAGGAACTTGAAGGTTCTGGTTTTGAGGGGCTTTGGCTGCATTAAGCATATTTTGCTTAACAGCGCTGAGTTGCTCAAGAGCTTTCTTAGACTCATAAAGCATTTCCTGCGCTTTAACCATCGCTTCGCCATCTTGCATCTTAAGCGCTTCAGCAATTTTGCTGTGAGCGTATTGAACGCGAAGTTGCGAGTCTTCGATGCTCTTATCAACGCGTGCGATTTCCGCGCCAGAAGTGCGGTTTTCTACGTTGATCAAGCGTGCAGACAACTCATCGTTTTGGCGTTTCAGCGCGGCGATGATGTGAGCGCTTTCCTCAAGACGCTTTTTCTGCGTAATTTTCTTGTTTTGGCGCTCTAAACGACGCGCTTCACGCAGTTTCTCACGGTCTACATCGGTCTTAGCAGGTGCCGATTCAGCCGGTTCGTCATATTCAGCAGCGTCTGCGGCTTCAGTTTCTACTTCTTGCGCTTCTTGAGCCTCAGGAACTTCTGAAGGAGGAAGCGTAATAGTGGCGGAGCCGTCTGACGCCTCCTGCATTTCTAACTTGTCAGTTGGTGTCATAGGTAGGCTCGCTGTTTAGTGTGATCTCCTGTAACAACAGCAATCAACTCTGTGTCGTTACAAAGGCCAAATGTAACTGGGTTCTCAGGATCGGCGGGGTTGTCTACAAAGAAACGGTCAGCGTTCCACTTGGGCACGCGAACGATGTCTCCTGGTGAAGCCCAAACGCCTTCAGGCCAAGGCTCGCCGGTGTCTCGCTTCTTGAACGCAATAGGACCTACTGCGATCAGTTTAGCAATCATCGTTTGAGCTTTTTCAGTTTCGCGGGTTTCATCAACTAAGATAATACCGCTACTAGTGACTTTCTTGGGGGCTTGGCGAATCTGAATCAAAATTCGATTGCCTACGGGTTTGACGCCAGATTCTACTTCAGGAAAGTAGTCATCATCGGTCCATTTTTGGAGGTCATCCATCTTACGCTCACTTTCTAAGCACTTTTCAGCGCTTGGTTAATGCCGCCCGACCACCGGACAGCGAATTCTAAAGTTATCTGTTGTCGTCGTAATCTTGCATTCTAAGCAAGTCTTCGATAATTTGAAGAGCCTGATCCAAACCGGCGAAGCGACCCGTCAGCTCTTTATACGCTTCAAATGTCGAAGCGTTTCCATGAGCTAACGAGCTTGCTATTTCTAGCTGCACTCGCCTGATTTGATCGATAACTTGTTCAATCACCGACCGCGTCCTGCCGATTTACGTGCAGGAGCTGCTTTGGGGGCAGCTTTGTGTTTGGGGGTATGAGTAGTTTTACCGCCGTCTTTCATACCTTGCAAGGGGTAACCAGCGGCCAAACGGTGATGTTGGCGTTGGGGTTCGTTTTGATTTTCTTCGCTCATGTTGATTCCTTAGTAGGTTCGGGTTTAGACTCTTCCATCGTATGCAGCATCTGAGTTTCTTCCTCAACGGTTCGCTGCTGTTCCGCATCAATTTTTGCGGTGTCCATAGCGAGCTGCATACCCTTCATACGCTCTTGAGCGATGTTGTTAGCATCGTTAATCGCAACTTGTGTTTGCAAGCGAGCGGCCTCAATTTGTTGTTGAGTCATCTCACCTTGCGCTTTTTCTTGACTGATAAGCTGCATGTCTTGCGCCTTAAGCGCATTGTTAGCTTGATCTTGTTGAGCCTTGCGCTGCGTTTCAGCCATTTGAGCTTGAACCAGCGCTTGAGCGTTTGGATCAACAGGTATTTGTTGTTGCTGTTGTTGAGCGAGCAATTTAAGCACGTCTTGATAGATAGGCTGCAAATCTTTCATAACAGGAGCCAACTGCGAACTAACAGCGTTCTTAATGTTCATGCTAATTCTAGCCATCGTGGCTTGATCAGCGATCGGTATACGCTCGGCTTTAAGCACATCCATCTTAGTGCCTTTATGCATCTGCTCAAGGTACCAGAAAGAAATATGCTCTCGGATATGATCAACAACAGCGGGCTGGAACTTAGGTGCCATAAGCATACTTGCGCCCAGCATAGGATCAGTGCCGAAGTCCAAGTGCGTTTGGATATGGGCCATGTGATCTTGCGAGGGGAAAGCGCCAACTGGCTTGCCTAGCGTCATGCTAACATTTTCCAAGGCGGGGTTCATGTCCTCAACCTTAGATGGGTCAGGCAGAACGTCTTGGATGTTAGGTATCTTCATCGTTTGCAAGATACGCTTCTCAACCGCTAACTGGTCATAAAGTTGGGGGTTGGTTTGTGCGCGCTGGGCCAAGGCTTGCGCTTGAGCAAAGCGTTGCGTGTCGCTGAAGATATTAGGATCAGACACGGGGACGACGTCGCTCATACGGGCAAAGTCATCTTTGTTTACTGGAATCTCATCAATGATGTCTTCCAAGATCATGTCGTCAAAGTGCCAGCGGTTAATGCGGGCTAAGACTTTGAGCAACCGAGCTTGCGAAGCGTGTAAACGAGCGTGAATGGCGCTAAAAACCGCTGCCCCTTGCTCAATCATCGCTTGTGTAGTTCCGACAGGTGCGGTGCTAGAAATGTCGGCGATCTTTTCCTCAGCCGTAGTCACCACGCCCTTGGCGGCGTCAGTCAACCAACCCAGCAACTCATATAGCACCGGCGAAGGTTGATTGAAAGGCATAGGCATTGCAATCTTGCGAATATCATCTACGCCAGGAGCGCCTTCAATTTCCGTAACTTGCGTTACCTCAATATTTTGGCTTTGGCCGCTGATCTTAGCCCCCTTGAGCTTAAGCATAGTAGCAGCGGTATTAATGTGAGCACTATCAAGCAGAGCACGTAAAGCGCCAGTAAGGGCAGCGCTAAGACCGCCAATAAGGTGCGGTAGACCAATCGCATAAGCCCCACGCCAAGGGATAAACTTGTACTCAATAAGCCAATCAAGTTTTGCTCTACGGTCATCGCCGTCCTCCCAGTTGCGATACAAGCCCAACACCTGACGCGTTTGCTCGTCAATCATCAAGATGTAAGGTGCACGCTCGCCGCCGGTAATCTTATCATAGTCGGTTTTGAGCCAAGTATAGATATTGAACGTGCGTCGAATACCATCAGGGTTTTCCCCTGTGTCGGTCTTACCCTCAACTTTCAAGTTGGCTTTGGCTGACTTGGATAGCTCAGGCTCCATCGAAGTGACGTATGAGTTAATGTCACGGTACAAACCCGACTCAACCCGCTGATCGAAGGTATCTTGAATAATATCGTCAACTTCAGTTACCCGAGATGCGGTATAGAAATTAACTGAAGCGTAAGGAAGATAGATGTTATCAATAGGAATGAACTCAATGCGCGGACGGCGCATCTCGGGGTCAAACCACATTTTAAGATATTGCGAACCGCCAAACGGCAACTGCGTCGCCATCTGTTCTTCTTCGTCACGGAACTCAATAATCTGCTCAGTGCACTGCCAGTTCATGAAGTCGCGCTTGTTGTTCGCTTTCTTCTGCTTGGCGTCGTTCATCTCACCGATGATCTTAGCCTTAACTGGGCCGTCAGGTGGGAAAAGCTCCTTCATGGCGCGGGCTGCAAAGTCAACGCCTGATTCAGCCATAACAGGGTGAACGGTGCGCGAAGCGCCTTGGAACTGAGCGCCGCCAGGAGCGTCATTGCCTAGACCCGACCGGCGAATACCTTCCTCGTACTGCTCATCGCGCTTCTTGCGCGCTTCCTTGTCTTTGTCAATCAAGTCCAAGTACTTCTGAGCAATGGACATCAGCTCATACTCAGGCATGCGCTCGGCTAAGTTCTCATAAAAGTCTGGACTTTCGTCAGGACCTTTAAGAGCGCTGAGGTGAACGATAGCGGAGCCGTCGTCTAATTCCTCGATTTCCTCTTGACCGTCTTCTGTGAACAAATCAATCAGGTCAACTTCCTCTTGTTGTTCAGGATCGTCAATACGACCCGTCAAGCTGATAGGGTCAATAAAGCGACCTGCTTCGGGGTCTTGAGGAAAAGGTAGTCCGGCCATTTAGATGAGCCCCATAAGTTTGAGTTTCTTTTCTATTATAACCGGATCTTCCACAATGACGCGGTTTCTAACAGAGCCGCCCTTCTTGTAAAGCTGAAAGGGGGTTAAGTCAGTCAAAGAATCCGCATTTATGAACTTGTCTATTGGCACGTTTTCGTACAAACGATCACCGCCGCCAAAGTTTATTTTTGACACATCAGGGTGCGAATCAGCCGCCACCTGTTGCGCTGCTTCAAGGTGCATATCAGTGGGGTTATCAAGGCCGTTAATGCTTAATGTGTTTTTAGTCCTACGCCCCATCATCAGCGGTTTAGCTTCGTCCACTATTGGATACGACATCGCTTGCTCAGGTGTAACCCCTAAGTAAGCCGCATAGTCTGGATCTTGGATCACTGATGAATGGCGATATTGTAGCCCAAAAGGTTCAACATGCTTAGTTTGAGCATTCATCCAAAACGCATCAGGCGCCAAGGTGAAATCTCCTTCAGATGCAAAGATCTTTTTTAACATAGAATCAGTATTTAATCCTTTGTCAAAGTCAGACTTCATCTGCTTCAGCTGTTTTACTGCGGGTCTAAACGGCGTGCCCTCTAAAGGCCCAGCCAGAGCCTGTGCAGCATTAGGATCTAAATCACTCAACCATGGGAGCTTCTCGTCAGTGGAAGGATGATCTATTTCAAAGACTTTAGGGTCTATGTCCTCGTCTACAAAATAAGCAGGTGAAGGAAATTCTCCTTTGTGCTTGTCATACAGAGCCATCTCACGCAGCTTCACTGAGGGAGACGCGCTTTCCAAACTTTCTATATAACCCTGACGATCTAATCCACTAAGTGTAGATCTATGTTCTTTAGCGAATTGCTCCAACTGTCTGTCTACAGATTTATATAAATCTGGTTCGGATTGAAGCTCAGCTAAATAATCGTCAAAAGACATATTCTTAGGCGTATACCGCGCTAAAACCGCCAACTTATCTCTGTAATCAATACCACGAGAGTATAAAGAGTCAGATTCGCGACTAATTCTAGACTTTAAATTCATTGCCGCGATTCTAGACTCTTTAGATACTCCACTTGCAGCTGAAGGCTCAACGGCGAATGCCGCCTTAGGCATCACTCCTCCTAGCGGTCCAGTGCCATACATGTGGGCTTCGTGCACTGCCTCAGCTATCCCCCGTCCAGCAAACTTAGCGGCTGGGCCTACAGCGGGTGCAGCGCCTAGTGCTTGCCCTGCCAAGTACCCCATTTCACCTGCGCTGTTAATAGATTGGGATTGCGGGTTAAATACGCTGGCGCCTAAGTCCTGCGGCGCAGTGCCCGTAAACCCCCTAATCGCCGCTTCCATTTGCGGGTTCACGCTAGAGTTAATATCCCCTGGGGTGGAGAACTTAATCGGCCTCTGCAGCACGGGGACCCGCCCGTTCGCAGCGTTGGCAGCGTTGGATTCTGCAGCGATGCGTTGCAAAGCGGCTAACTGAACAGGGTCCTGGAAGTTGACTTTGTTGGGCATAATGCTGTATATTATAGGCCGAATTATTGCAAGTAGGGGTTGACCCGCTTTTTGCGGTCTTCGAGTTCTTGCTGCTCCAGCGGATCGATATTAATCATACCCGCATCACGCAAGTAACGCAGCGCTTGAGTCAGCGCGTCGACAAAGTCATCGTGGCGTACCTCGGGAAAAGCGCACCACTGATTGATAGCCTCTTTAAGCCAAGTGCGCGGCTGTCCTGGGTTGGCGGTTGACTCGGGCAAAAACACGCGGCCACGCGCAATGATAGGCGACACGATATTAGCCCGCATCACCTTATCTGCGTTTCCTGGGTTGTACCCCCGCACCGGCAAACCTGCGCGCTGCAAGTCCTGCACTAACGATATACCCGCTGACTTTTCTTCAATGAGCACAAGGTCGGTCTTTTTACCGCTGTTAAACTCATCAGGGTCACCATACACCTCGGTGTAATTCTCAGTTACCTTTGCCCGCAAGTCGGGATACTGTATCCGCTCTGACCAAGCGTCTATAACCATAACCGACGTTGGGCCGTCCTCTGGTTTAAACACTCCGAGCACAATGCACGCGGTAGCGTCGTTCACCGTCTTTTCCGATGTGGCGCAATCGTAAGACTGAATAATGTAAGTAAACTTCGGAAAAGAGCGTTCTGGCGGCCACAACTTAAACCAGTGCCGCTTGATAAGCCCTGAGTCTTCCGGATCGAGCAACACTGCGTTAATTTCCTGGTCACCCAGAGAGGTACCTTCGTACTGCAAAATCTGATTTTTGAAAGTAGGCGCTAAGTTAGCCAGATTGTCATAGGTCGTTGCGGACACATAACAAACGTCCTGCCCGTCACGTTCGACCAAATCAAATATCAGCGGCTTCGGTCGCGGTGTGGTAGTGCAAAGAATTTTAGGCGTCTTGCCAAGCCGCATGCCGAACTGGATTTGGTTCCATGCTTCGTCTAACTGCTCCCATGCTGCCAACTCATCACACCATCCGCCATGAAACTGCGGTCCGCGATAGCGCTCAGGTTCCGATGCTGGGATGCCCTTAATGAGTGAGCCGTTGATTAAGGTGATCTCGTTCGTGGTGACCGTGAAGTTCGTTATGAGCTCCTG